CAGTACCTGTATTTGTAGAATCTGCTGTAAAGAATGCTTGGAAAGTTATTGTGCCTTCGTTCCAAGATTTTGGAAAGGCAACAGCAAATTGTGCATTCTCATCTGAATCTTTGTCAAAGTCTAAAGTTTTAATTTCAGGTCCGTTTGATAATTCAACCTGAGCAAGATCTGCACATCCATTTGTAGTGTTAGGATACATAGCAACTGCTGGTATCCAAATAGATTCTTTACCTGCAATTTTAACTGCCGATACGTTTCCATCGCCATCTTCAGCTTTAATAACTCCTGACCCTTTTGTTTTTAGATCAATACCAATGTTAGTATCACCTCCAGATGCTGTAATTGATGGATTATTACCTGTTGCAGCATTTGCGTACGTGACTTCATTAACAGCTGAACTTGTAGCTGTTAAAGTAATTAATTCATTTCCATTTGTATCTTGAATATTTGTTCCAATTTTTGGAGAGGTTAAAGTTTTATTTGTTAAAGTTTGTGTTCCAGTTGTTGTAACGTCTCCATCACCAAAAGCTAAAGTAATAATGTCCGGATTAGTTCCATCATTTGCTGATGCAAATACTAATTGATCTCCCTTATCTGTAGATGAAAAAGTAAAACTATCACCTGATCCAGACACATATTTAAATTGTACTGTGTATGCACCTGATGTTGAATTTCTTAAAAAATAAAAAGTTTGTACATCTAAAGGAATTGTAACAACTTGGTTTCCTGTAATTGTACCTGTGAACTCAATCATTCTGTGAGATAATACAGCTCCAGTTGATCCATCAGATACTGATAAAGTTGTAGTCTGTGCACCACCTGCTATTGATTGTTGTGTAAATCCACCAGTAATTTGTAAATTTGTATTAGTTTTTGTTCCCCACGTTCCCGCGTTTTCACCGGTTGCCTGAAGTTCTACTCCTAAAGGTGTATATGTTGATGCCATATTTTATCTCCTAGTTGCTTTGGTTTTTAAGCTACATCTGTATAGCTCGTATTTGAACCTGTGTCAACATCAGAATAAGCTTGAATTCCAAATCCTGTTGCAGTGCCAAAACCAGCTACAGAGGACGTTGCAGATACTCCAGTTAAACCTATTGCAAAATCTGCTACAAGAGGAGATCCTACACTAGCTGTTGCTGAAACTCCAGTAAGTCCCATTACGATAGCTAAAGGATCTATTGATCCTACACTTGAGGTCATCGCTTGACCCGTTACATTTACTACTGGATTTGATGCAATGTCTACACTTCCAACACTTAATGTTGCAGACACTCCGGTTAATCCGATTGCATCTGCTGGTGCTATAGAACCAACAGAAGAAGTTATTTGTTGACCTGTTGGTCCAACAACTTCTGCAGTAGGATCAATCGCTCCAACACCAGAAGTTATAGCTACTCCTGATACTGCAAATTCTGCACTTATTGTAAATGAAACAGAACCAACACCTGAAGTTGAAGATACACCCGTTAATCCCATAACGTCTGCAGGATTTAAAACAAATTGTCCCCAGCCTTGTTCTTGTCCGTAAGAGCCATCACCAAAACCAGAACCAACACTAACACTTGATGTTATTGCATCAGGTGCAGTTAATTCTACTGTAAGTGAAGATTCACCCCAACCCTCATCTCCCCAAGAGTCTGATCCCCAACCTTGAAGAGGAAAAGCTGCTACGTCACCAACAGATGAAGTTATTGATTGACCTGAAAGAGTAACAGTTTCATCAGAAAGTTGATTCCATTCTCCATCGTTCCAAGCTTTTGCACCCCAACCAGTTGTAAATGCCTCACTTATTCCCCAAAGATTAGCACTCCAGTTTCCTGCTCCCCAAAAATCTTCATTAGGGGTATTAGCTTGTCCACCCATTCCTGAGTGATTTGTGCAATAGTAATAAAGAGTGGGTGCATCAGAGGCTACAGTAATTTGAGTATACGCTCCAGAACTTCCAGGTGTGCCATTGGTATTAACACCTGTTGTGTATTCACTACCGCCACTATGTGATCCACCAGATGTTGTTGAAAATCTTAATGGATGACCACTGTTAGAGCTATCAGACTGATCTAATCTAAAACTTCCACCTTCAACTAATTCTAAAGTTTTTTGTTGTGTTCCATCAATAAAGTATTTGTTTCCACCTCCTGTGCTTACAACAGTTACAGTTAAAGTTTGTGGTGGCACAGTGTTGGCTTGACCGCCCATTCCAGAATGGTTTGTGCAATAGTAATATAAAGTTGGTGCATTATCCGCTACAACTATTTGAGTGTATGCCCCTGAGCTTCCAGGTGTTCCGTTTGTTGTTACGCCAGTGGTATATTCACTTCCTCCACCGTGACTTCCATTTGGAGTTGTAGAAAATCTAAGTGGATGACCAGAGTTAGAACTAGCTGATTGATCAAATCTATAAGTTTCGCCTTCAACTAAATGAAGAGTTTCTTGTAAATTACCATCAATGTAATATCGATTACCGGCGCCAGGATTGGCTACCGTTACTGTGAAAGTTTTAGTAACGGACATCCGTTCCTACCTTCCTTACGCTAATCTTATGATCGCGTTTGTAGCGTCTGCTGTTGGAAATTGAATTGTGAAAGTTCCAGCTGTTACTGTTTTGTCTCCGCCGAAAGCAATTACCGCGCACGCAGGATCACCTGTTGCTGTATCGTTATAGATTAAACAACCGTTTGCTGTGAATGTTGCGTCTGTATAACTAACATCGTTAAAATCACAAACTGCAGTTGTACTATCAGCAACTGGAGTTACGCTTGTTAAAGTTGCGCCTGCCGCTGTATAAGCTGTTCCAGAAGTGTTAGTGATTTCGTTTGACGTTGTGTAAGCTGTTGTGCTAGCGCCTAAAGTTGCAGAGCTAGTGTATAAGGCAATCTTAAAAGTATTACCTGTTGTTGCCGTAAAATTGTGAACTCCTTTTAAAAGCTCTACTTTAAAACTTGTACAAACTGCCGATGTTATTGCCATAATAAAACTCCTTAAGGTGTTGTTGATGGTATCGTTATTCTAACAGCACCATCTGTGTAGTCATCTCGTCTTCTTCTGCCGATTTGCTCTACACCAAATTTATCTACTTCTTGTTTATACTTATTTTCATAAAGTGTCAACATATCTTGTGGACCTTTTAAGAAAGCATATGTCTCTGCCAAACAGCAGTATAATAGGCCATTAGGGAAGTTTAGACTGATGTAGTTCGTTGTATTATCAGAGGCTAAAGTAGCTGGCATTTTATTAAAATGCACTCTAAATTTGTAGGTCGTATCAGGGACTGGAGCAAACATCATTCTTCCAGAATTAGTATCGCCGTCTCCAGTGGCACCTCCAAACATAGCGTAATATTTAGGTTGTCCTCTTTTTGATGATTCTGTGGATGAGATATACTCTTGTAAATAAGTAACGTCTTTTTTCTGTAAAAAAACATTCGCTCCTGTCGTAGCAGAAGTAGAATCATACACCTGTATTGCTCTAATAAATAAACATCCTGCTGGAGCATTTATTGTTTCTTGACCTGTAACCAGATTACCTATTTGTTGTTTTCTATCAGCATCGATAGGAACATCACGCATTATTCTATATTGCGCATTTAAAATAATATTTTCTAAAATATCTGTTGTTAATACATTAGAATCTACTTCTGTGTAGTTTCTAATTTGTGTAATTAATCCTGAATAACTTAATCCTGCCATTATGGTGTCAATGTTACCGGCCCTGCCGTTACAAACATTCCTCCTGCTCTTTCCGTTACAGTAGGAGTTGATCCTAACGTAAACGTATAATTATCTGTTCCTGTTACTGTTATACTAAATCCTGAAGAATTTTCAAATGCTGTAAAAGCAACACCTCCAGGTGATCCGTCTACATTTCTAAAAACCACTGTGTCTGAAGTAGATCTCCCGTGGCTTGGTTCTGTTACTGTAATTGTTGTGCTTCCAGATGTGATATTAAAAGGGTTTCCTGGTAATAAACGATCTGTTGCTGGTTCTGTTCTAGCTGGTTTTGCCATTGGTAAACCTTGAGGATCTGCACCGTGGGCTTTAGGTTCTAATTGTGGCTGTTTTGGTTCAAACTCAGAAACGTGTACTTTAGAACCATTCCATTCTGTAACCATTTCTTTGTATGGAAATTCCATTCCTGATCGGTCAGATATAAATTTAGCGAATTTACCTTTTGCAAAATTAGACATTTGGATAATAAGTTTTTGGGGTTATGTAAGAACTTGATGATGAACCATCTTCAGCTAATGCTCTTTGTAATTCATCTTCGTAATACAGTTTCATTTGTTGTGATAATTCAGGTTTAAATTTTTGAGCTAAATAAAAGGCTAATCCAGATACCATACAAGGAACAAATCTGTATGGAACATCTGTAGCATTAGTATAATCGCCTACATCTTGTATTCTTTTTACAAAATAATAATTAATGGTGTTACCAGCTTCTGATGAACCTGGTGTTAAGTATAAAGTGATTGTAACTTTATCAATAAATCTTTGAACGTAGTATTGTGAAGGCTGACCTGTTGATGTTTTATTAGAAAGAGCTTGATACGTAGATCTATTTATTTTTGTAAGAGGTGAATCAACACTTGAAGAGTTCCTGTACACAGCTTCTAATACATCATCAACACCATACACAGCAGTGGCATCAGAAGTGCCATCACCTGTAGATCTAAACATAGTGTAAACGGCTTGACCATTGACTAATGTAATTGAGTTATTTCCTATTTGCCAATAATGAAGTCCTCTATTACCCCACTCTTGAAAAAGAATATTAAGAGATCTTCTTGCTTGACGCATCTGATTACCAGAAACACTTTGCAATCCAATTCTTTCATACGCCTCTTCGATTATCTCGTCGATAGCGAAATTTTTATCAAATATTACTGTTCCCGAGGTAGTATTAGCCATTTAAACCTCTTACTTGTCGATCAATAAAGTCGCTGCATCTATGTTTGTAATAGTAGAAACTTTCATTCCACCTGGAAACAATATTCCATCTTCAGGAATATTCATTGAAAAAACATCTCCAGTAGGGACATCAGCTTGAAACAAACTTGTGCTATCCGTGTTGTCTTGAAGTATTATAGTTCCAGCACCACCACCATCAGATGCTAATATAATTCCTCTAAGTCTAGTTCTTCCAGCAAAGACTGCTCCTGTAGCTGTAACTCTAACTGATTTTACATCACTTTTATAACTCATATTCTTATCTCCTTATTGGTGTGGGTGAGTATCAAGATCAAAAAGTCTCGAAGTTTCTCACCCACATAATTATTATGCTCCTAGTATTCCTAAGAATGTTATTCTCATTGTTACACCAGATGCTCCTGGGTCACCACTTACAACAACTTCTACTTCATCAGCAGTTCCTGTTGCACCAGATGTTCCAGTTCCTAATCCTCTAACTCC